TGACTGCCCTGACCCGTGCGTCTTCTGCTTCTTCTACCGGTGCTTAATGAATGGAGGGACTTATCATGGGTATCGTTCATATCATGAAGCGCGGTGGAGATGAACTCCACGAGTATAAGAAGGCTCTCAAGACGGCGAAGAAAGCCATCGAGATGCTTTGTGAGCTCTCCGAAGAGATGGAGGACAAGTATGGTTACGATGAGCGTGATGATGAGGAGGAGTGGGATGAATCCCGCGAACGCCGCGTCCGTCGTCGCATGTAATTGATTCGGGGCGGGGAAACTCGCCCCTTTATATTATTATACTATGGATAATCTGAATTATTACAATATAAGGCCGAAAGGTTTGGATGCCTATCTTTCTAATCACGGCTGGCACTTCTCCAAGGCCATGTGCAAGTGGGCTGTGTCAAAGATGCGGGACAGGAATGACAACAAGATCCCCTTCAGGTCGAAAGAACAGGTGGATGAATTCTTGAGGGTTCATAAGGTAGAACTGAAGAATGACAACGGGTACGATGCCGTGTATGTAATCCACATGGTTTACGCTGATTTCTTCGGCAGCTCCATTACAACCGATGACGCCATAGCGAAGTATGTCCGGGACTACGTAGATGATCCGGATGGTTATGACGGAATTGCCTTCGTTCGTTTTCTCGCTGACTGCGAAGCCAAGGGAGTGTCTATAGACTGGGAAGATATGATATGATACATCGTGTTCTCGGTATAGGACGGTGGACAGTAGACTTTCTGTTTGCCGTCAGACGCTATGATGTTGAGGGGGTTCTCGCATGTCTCATGGATGCAAGAGCCCCCGAGACCGTACTTGATCAGGCAGAGGAACTCATGCTCTCCTGTGACTATAACTGTGGATTTACTTATTCCGACCGGAGAAGACGAAGGGCTGTAGTGCTCATTGGTCCTGCGACTTCCGGTGGCGAGTTCCTGGACACTCTTGTCCATGAGATACGGCATCTGGCAGATTCCATAGCGAAGTCACTGGATGTCTCTCTGGATTCCGAAAGGCCTGCCTATATCTCTGGAGATGCCGCCAGGGCATTGGCTGAGGTTATATGTGAACTCGGATGCGGATAGTGTCTTATATCTAAAAGAGTTACCAACTGTAAGTGAAATATTTCTAAGTGAAAAACCGATGAGACATATAGATAAATTTGTGAAAACGATTATTGTGGCTATGCAACGTATCATTCATAGTGTCTGGAGCAAGTTCCTGGACATCATTCATTATCCAGCCGGATGGTTCGCGGGCTTCGGTCTGTTCCTGGCTGATGCCGTGACCGACGGGAAACTCATTGTCTATACAGTCGTCGTGGCGTCGGTCATCGATCTCGTCTGTGGAATAGCGGTAAGCAGGAAGAAAAAGAAGTTCACCCTCTCTGAATTGATACGCCAGACGGTGGAGAAGCTCGCGATCTACGGAACGGTGCTCCTGGCATTCCTGTGTCTGGACAAGGTGCTTGCTTCTGAGACTACTCTTGAAATAACTCTCACCTCAGGACTGGTGGGAGCGGTGATTACCCTGGCAGAGGTGTGGTCTTTCTCCGCATCCCTGCTTATTCTTTTCCCGAAGAACGCGTTCCTGCGGTTGATGCAGAAGGCACTGACCGGCGAGATCGCGAGAAAACTGGGATGTGACGAGGACGAGGTGAACAAGATCCTGAACTCCTATCGCAAGGACAAGCCTGCCCGTAACGCGAAGGGACAGTTCATAGCTAAAAACTGATATGGCAGATTTCAAGTACTTCACCCTCAAGGAGCTCTGCGCTTCCGACGTGGCGACAAAGAAGAAGATCGACAACTTCCCTTCATTCACTATCGTCGAGCATCTGACGGAGCTTACAAAAAATATCCTGGAACCGCTCCGCATTGCCTGGGGCAGTTCCATCAAGGTTACTTCCGGATACCGGTGTGACGCGCTGAACAAGGCTGTAGGCGGAGTGTCAACCTCTGCTCATCGTCTCGGATACGCTGTCGACCTTCAGCCCGGTAACGGGAAGATAGATGAATTCGGAAAGTTCGTCCGTGACTGGCTCGTGAAGAACCGCATTAAGTTCGACCAGGTCCTGTTCGAGACCAGTGGGAAGGTGAAGTGGGTTCATATCGGATTGTATTCATCAACAGGATCTCAGAGATGCGAAACGAAGAACCTGATAGTGAAATGATGTATTACGTAGTCACGAGCGGCGGGTATCGTATGGGCCCTTATGACTCCTATACCTTCGCCTGGTACGCCGGACTCGAGAACTTTGGATTAGGAGGATGGAAAGTATCGGAAATAAAGGGAGACCGGGGAGACTAGTTCTATTACTGTGTATCTATATTTCGTTTCTATTGGGGCTCCCCGGCTGCTCCCCAAAGGTCATTGAGAAGACCAGGACCAAATATGTGTATCGTGACGTACATCATCGCGACACCACGATACAGCACGATTCGGTCTATATCCGTGAGTACATGAAGGGAGATACCGTCCATCACTACGAATACCGTGATCGCTATGTCTACCGTGACCGCTGGCGTGACAGTATTCAGAAGACCGAAGTTCATGACACGACTACGGTGGAGAAACTCGTTGAGAAGAAACTGTCTCCGATTCAGAAAGCGAAGATCAACTCCTTCTGGTGGCTCGTCTTGGGACTCTCCGGCTGTCTTATATGGATATTCCGCAAGCCCATTATCGCCCTGGTAAAATGCATCGTACTATGAGCAAGTATCACAACAAACCCGTCTGGCATGACGGAATTAAGTTCGCTTCTGGTAAAGAAGGTGATTATTATCTGTATCTGAAACAGTTGCAAGAGAACGGCGTCATCTCGAGTCTCCAGACGCAAGTGCCTTATGAAGTGATACCTCCTGTCTATGTCGAGGAGATTAAGCATCTCAAGACGAAAGACAAGACAGTAAAGCGATGCATTCAGCGTGCGACTAACTATCTCGCTGATTTTGTGTACGTTGTGACGGCTACCGGCGAGAAAGAGGTAGTGGACGTAAAGGGAAAGACGGCTCCGCTGACGGAAGGATTCCGTCTGAAGCAGAAGCTGATGCTCTACCGTCACGGAATAACTGTGAAGATTGTACGACTGTAACAAATCCATTTCGGATAAATAAATTTCTTACTTACCGCCAAGTGAATCACTTACGGCGGTAAGTTGCGTCATACAATTAAATACATTTGTGCAAACCAATAGGAGAAAAAATGGAAGGTATTAGTTTTGACATCAGCGGAATCCTCTCAGAGGAGGAAGCTAACAAGCTCTTTGAAGAACAGGGAGCACAGGCTCCTGAGGAGCCCGAAGTTCCCGAAGAGGAAACACAGGAAAATGAACCCGCCGAGGAAGAGGAGCCCGCTGAGGGTAAGTCTCCGGAGAAAGTAGGCGAGGAAGAGGAAACCGAGAAAAATGCCATCACCCCGAAGGGCGAGGGTTCTTCTCCATTCTACGCTTCCATGGCCAACGCTTTGAAGGAGGATGGCATCTTTCCCGATTTCACGGATGAAGAGCTCGACGTGAAGACGCCGGAAGACTTCGCGGAATTGTTCGAGAAGGCGATCTCCGCAAGGCTAGACGAGCGTCAGAGGCGTATCGACGAAGCTCTCGGCAATGGTGTTCAGCCTGACACGGTCAGGATGTATGAGCAGACCCTGCAGTATCTGGGCTCGATCAACGAGGAAGTTCTCTCTTCTGAAGGAGAAGAAGGGGAGAACCTTCGCAGACAGCTCATCTACAACGACCTCATCAACAGAGGTTACTCGCAGGAGAAGGCTCAGAAGGAACTGGAGAAGTCCTTCCGTTCCGGATCCGACATCGAGGACGCGAAGGACGCGCTCGATGCTCTCGGGAAATTCTACCGGAGCGGCTATGCCAAGATCCAGGAGGACGCCAAGAAGCAGGCTGAAGCCGTTCGTGAGAACCAGAAGAAGCAGTCCGAGGAATTCCGTAAGATGATCCTGGAGGACGACCTTAAGTTAGGAGAGACGAAGCTTGACAAGCGTACGCGCCAGAGGGTGTTCGACGCGGTGTCCAAGCCGGTCTACAAAGACCCCGATACCGGGAAGCTCCTGACTGCGGTGCAGAAGTTCCAGAAGGAGAATCCGCTCGAGTTCCTGAAGCAGCTCGGCATGTGGTTCGTACTTACCGACAGCGGTAAGAACACAGACGGTTTCACGAAACAGCAGCTGAGAGAGGAGAAGAACAAAGGCATCCGGGAGCTGGAGAGAAAGATCAACAGCACCGCACTCACTTCCGAAGGTTCCCTCAGATACTCTTCCGGCGAGAAGGCAGACGCGGATCCGCTTCTGTCCGACGGCTGGAAGGTTGGATGGAATTAACAGGACTGTATTCGTTGAATACTTTTGTTTAACCAATAAATTTAAAAGACTATGCCAGCACGCATTAACAATCAGATGGTTGGTGTCACCGCTTGGCGTGGAACCGTTACCAAAGACAATCACATCTACGGTCTGTTCCGCTCCAATCCGCAAATGGCCAGCGATGTCATGATCGAGCTCATGAGCAGCATGCATCGTCCTACCCTGGACACTTACCTCTCCCGTGAGGTTCCGGTCCGTGAGTACGAAGATGATTCCGAGCTGTTCTGGGACATCGTCACCTCCTCCCGTCGGAACATTCCCCTCGTGGAGGCCCGTCGCTGCGACGGCACGCCGGTGACCGCCTCCGATGCCACGAACGTGGGCGTCGGCTTCGAGCCGTTCTATCTCGTGTTCCCTACCGACTGGTTCGCCCTCGGCGAAGTCCTCTGGGGTGAGAAGAACGAAATCTATCCCGTCATCGTGAAGGAAGCGGGCAAGGCCGAAGGTACCAACACCGTGTACCTCGTCGAGCCCTTCGGCGCCAACGGCGTCAACGGTATTCCCCCGGAGGAGCTTGTCACCGGCAAGCGCTTCAGCTGGGCGTACGCTCCTATCGAGGACAACTTCTCCCGCAAGGTCGGTGACGTCCGTTTCTCCAGCCCCATCACCATGCGCTCCGACTGGATGCGAGTCCGTCTGCAGCACAAGGTCGGTGGTCGCGAGATCGGCAAGCGTCTCGCCGCCAACATCCCCGTCTCCCGCGAAGTGAACGGCAAGACCGAGACTGCCATCGCCACCAGATGGATGCTCGCCGTCACGTGGAAGATCGAGGAGACCTGGAGCGAGTACAAGAACAACGCTCTCGACCGTGGTGTCAGCACCAAGATGGAGAACGGCGAGTACTCCAACTTCGGTCTGTCCGGTCTGCCTAACCGTCAGGGTTCCGGCTTCCGCGAGCAGCAGGCTGCAGGTCACATGCAGTACTACACCAAGTTCACCATGGGCCTGATCGACGACGCCCTCTACGCCGTCTCCGCCGGTAAGCTCGACTTCAGCAAGCGTAAGTTCGTCGTTCGCACCGGCGAGCGCGGCGCTATCCTGTTCTCTCAGGCTGCCAAGAACGAGATGTCCGGATGGCTTCCCATCCTGAACGGCGGCTGGGGCAATGTCCCGTACATGACCAAGGGCCCGAACACCGAGTACACCAAGAACGGTGTCACCGTCGCCAACCCTCAGGTCACGAAGTGGATCGCCGCCAACGGCGTCGAGGTCACCCTCATGATTGACGCCAGCAAGGACGACGTCCAGACCAACAAGATCATGCACCCGATGGGCGGTCCCGCCGAGTCCTATCGTTTCGACATTTTCTATGCCGCCGACGAGGAGCAGCCGAACGTCCAGAAGTGTACCGTGAAGAGCGAGCCCGAACGCCGCGGCTACCAGTGGGGTCCGTTCTTCAATCCGTTCACGGGCGAGGCCAACAACAGCTCCGCTTCCTATGACGAGGATTCCGCAGTGGTCCACTACAAGGCTACCCTCGGCATCGTCGTCTACGATCCGACCCGTTGCATCTCCCTCATCCCCGCTATCCTTCAGGCTTAATCCAGTAAAACAAGGAGAAGATAATCATGGAAAAGAAAGCTGAAACAAGAAAACAGAATGACGCAGTGAGCACAGGTCCCGTCAACCCCTTGAGAAAGGAACGCATCTACGTGAGGTTCGTACCGCACGAGTCAGGCTATGTCGGCAGCAACAAGGCCCATGTCCTCTACGGAGGCAAGGCTGACGGCGCCACCGACACCTTCGTCGTGCCGGTTCTCCGCTCCACCGGGAAGTACAAGAACATCCTGACGAATGCGGAGAAGGACTTCCTCGAGCAGATGCTCGGACTGGACTACAACGCTCTCTCGGTGTACAGGACCGAGAACAACTACTGGGACGACTTCAAGGTGACCCTGACCAAGGAAGGAATCCATCTGGATCTGTCGGATCCGGAGGACTACATCCGGTACAAGGTCCTTCTGGCCAACTCTGAGCTTGTCGCTCCCTCCGTCCAGGAGAGACTCGACAGGCCCAAGGCTACCTACCTGTACGAGCTCGTCCGCGAGACCGAGGATACCAGCATCGAGAACGCCAAGATGAACGCCACGATGCAGAGCTACAAGGAGTTCGGAAAGATCGACAACGACTTCGACACCATGCGTGTCCTGGTCGAACTGCTCGATGCACGTCCGTATTCCCCGAACGAGAAGCCGGAATTCTTCCGGGCCCGCATCAACACGCTCATCCAGAAGGACGCCAAGACGTTCCTCTCCGCGGTCACCGATCCGCTCCTGCACACCAAGGTCATTCTTCGCAGAGCCACCGAACTGGGCAAGATAGCCAAGCGCGGCGATTACTACTACCTGTCTTCCGACGGTTCCCCGTTGTGCGAGACCGGCGAGAATCCCACGCTTTCAGTCGCCGCCCGGTTCATCAACAGTCCTGCCCACCAGGACATCAAGTTCCTTCTCGAAAGTGAAGTAGACAAGAACCGATGAAAAATGAAAACGAATGGTCGCTTGAGTTCGACCTCCTGTATCAGAACATAACGAGCAATCAGGCTCCCGGTCATAACGAGTACGAGAAGTCCGTCATCCTTACCCGTGCGGAACAGGCTGTCGTCGTGATGCTGTACAAGGGGTCCCTGGGCAAGTCGTTCGAGGAGACGGAGGAGCTGACTCATTATCTCGACTCCCTCGTCTGCCAGTACGACGCTTCGTCCCCGGTCTCAGGCGTACCGCACATCGTTTCCGGTTCTACGGTCTTTGAACTTCCTGACGACATGCTCTTCCGTACCCTGGAGATCTGCAAGATCAACAGGGACGGCTGTGGTCCTGTTGATGCTGTCGTCGTGCCGGTCACCCAGGATGAGTTCTGGAGAACCAGCAGGAATCCGTTCAAGAAGCAGAACGGCAACCGCGTACTGCGTCTCTCGTTCGGTTCCTCCGAAGAGTTCTCCGACGGGCTCTATAATTCCCAGTATTCCGAACTGATCAGCGACTACCCTATCGAGTCCTACACGGTCCGGTACCTGAGGAAGCCGGAGCCCATCATCCTCGTTGACCTGGAAGACGGTCTCAGCATCGACGGCGAGACGAAGGCAAGGACATGCAAGCTGCCAGAGGCCCTGCACCAGACAATCTTGACTGAAGCCGTAAAAGCGGCGAAAGCCGTATGGAATGCATAATGAATTTCTAAAAGCCAGATATCATGCAAAATTTCAACACCAATCAGACTCGCCACTTCTACGTTGCAAAGCAGATCAACGCGAACGTCGGTCTGGACCGCAATGCTGCTGACAGCGCCGCTGCCGATAACCTCGACATCGCGATGAAGCAGGCTGCGACTGGCGAACTGTTTTTCACCTACAAGAACGCCGATGGCTTCATCACGCGTTCCGACACCATCGATCCCAAGAAGATCACCAGCCTGAAGCTCACCGCGGCTGCCGACATGGACGTTCCGATCCTCGGTCTCAAGCTCGAGGCTGCGTCCGGCATCCTCGGCGACGGTCTCATTGGGAAGACCATCTCCTGCCTGGTCACCGTGCACCAGATGTTCGACTATGACGAGTCCAACTCCCTGACCTACGTGGCCAGCCTCGTCGGTAACAGCACCAACCTCGCCTCCGCCAACAGCTACACCGCCTTCTACAAGGCGATGGCCCTGGAGCTTGCGAAGGTCCTGCCCGCCGACCTCGTGAAGGTCTACTGCGGTGCCACCGAGGTCACCAAGAAGACCGCTGCCAGCGACATCGCCAACAACCCGACGGCTATCTATCTGATCCCGAAGGTTCAGAAGTACGTCCGTGGCAAGCTGTCCGCCGAGACCGGTACCCTGTCCGTGGCCTCCCGCATCCACGACGGAGAGGACACCGCATGGCTCGCCGACACCGTCAAGCCCCAGCCCGTCGCGGCTATCAACACCGCCGACACGCTGTCCCTGACTCCGACTGCCATCGCGTCCGTGTACAACCTCTCTGACCTGGAGTACTTCGCCCTGGGTGAGCGCGGTGATGTCTACCGGATGTTCAACTATCCGTGCAACTACGATCCGACCTACGCCATCGACCTGTCCAAGACCTACGACGTGCTCACCATCGAGTACTACTGGGCGGGCAACGTCGAGAACGTGCAGAAGTCTCCTCGCATGATCCAGATCGCCTGCGAGGTCGACAACTCCAGCAGCATCGGTCAGGATCTGTACGATGCCGTCGCGGCTGCCATGGCTGGTATCGCCTCTTCCTAAACGAGAGGGTTCGTTGTTTACATAATTTGGGACGGGGCGGGAGAGATCTCGCCCCTTCTTTCTATGGAGAAGAATGTCTGCATAGTTCATTTCAACACTCCTGAACTGACTCGTGCCACGATACGGAGCGTGTGGAAGCATACTCCCGACTGCAAGGTGACAGTGTTCGACAACTCGAATTCGCTTCCTTTCGGGCAGATGGACGGGGTTGCTGTCATCGATAATACGAAAGGACAGTTGCTGGATTTCAAGGAATTCCTTTCACATTATCCGCACCGGGAACCATCTCCGAACAGATGGGCTAGCGCCAAGCACTCGAAGACCATCGATTTCCTTTTCCGCTTTTTTCCGCACGGATTCGTCCTGCTGGACAGTGACATACTCGTCAAGAAGGACATATCCGATTTGTTTGACGATAGATGTCTGTTCGTCGGGAAGATA